GCACCAGATGCTCGTGTGGTGCAAATCGCAGGGCGTGCTCTCCCGGAGCGACTACCACAATCAGCACGAGGTGTGCCTGCACGGCTTCAGCGATGAAGATGTGCCGGGCACCTATGAGGGCTATGAGTCGTGCGCGTACGGCTGGAAAGACGGCGCCGCGCATCTCTGGTGCTCAGACCGGAAGCAGACGACGGTCCTGGAGTACGCGAAGCCCACCAGGAGCGACCAGCACCCGACCATGAAGCCGGTGCAGATGATCGCCTATCAGATCTGCAACAACACGCTTCCGGGCGCGGTCGTGCTCGATCCCTTCGGCGGGTCCGGGACGACGCTGATCGCCTGCGAGCAGACCGGGCGCAGCTGCTGTATGATGGAGTTGGACCCGAAATACTGCGACGTGATCATCCGCCGCTGGGAGGCGCTGACCGGCGAGAAGGCGGTGCTGCTCGATGGCTGAGATCACGGCGCCGGCATACTTGGACGCGTCCCTGCGCGAGCGGTTCGAGGCCCTGGCGCCGGATCTGGCGGCCATGGGCACGCTGACCGCGCTGGACGTGGACTCGCTGGCCCGGTATGTGATCAGCGAGAACGAGTACCTGCGGGTCTCGCGGCTCACCATGGCGGCGATCGCCCGCGGCGACGCTGCGGAGGCCGATAAGTGGGCAAGCTGCCAGGACCGGCTTCTCAAACAGTGCATGAACGCGGGCGCGGAGTTCGGGCTGACGCCCAGCTCGCGGCGCGCGCGAGGGCTGCTGCCCCCGAGGTGAACCATGGCAAAGGAGAACAGCAAAGAGGCAAAGTACCGGAAGGCTCTGGAGGACCTGGGCATATATCATGAAGCGATGGACCCGGTGATCCATGACCTCTGCGTCCTGGAGCGGGAATGCTCGCGCACCAGGTCGGCATGGAAACGGACCGCGCCGCCCGGGCTGGCGCCCTCACCTCTTGACCCGCATTATGCTCTGATCAGACAGCAGCAGCGTGATATTCTGGCGCTCCGGAACGCTCTCGGCCTGACGCCGCTGGCTCTGCGGAGGATCCGCGGGGCTGGCATCGAATCGAATCACCCGGCCGAGGCTCCGCAGGAGACGACAGTCCTGGAGCTCATACGCCGGAAGGCGGCGCAGGGATGACCGGCTCCCAGGAGCCGCGCCTGCGCGTGGAGCCGGCCCGGGCCGCGTCCGACGGAGAGCTGGCGGCCGAGCTCATGGCGGCCTACGCCATGGCGCTGGACAGCTGGCAGCGGAACATCCTGGACTGCTGGCTCGGCACCGACGGCGCCGGCAAGTACACCGTGACATCAGCGGGGCTGAGCCTGCCGCGGCAGAACGGGAAGAACGTCTGCCTCGAGGCCCGGGAGTTCTTCGGGCTGGTGATCCGCGGCGAGCGGATCCTGCACACCGCGCACCAGGTGCGGACGAGCAAGAAATCCTTCCGGAGGCTGGCCGGGCTGTTCACGGACCGCCGGCACCCGGAGATCATGGACCTGGTCCGCCAGATCCGCTACACCAACGGCGAGGAGGCCATAGAGCTCCTCAACGGCGGCAGCATTGAATATTCTGCGAGATCCCGTCAGGCCGCGCGTGGCTTCGACGGGATCTCGCTGGTCGTATACGACGAGGCGCAGGAGCTGACCGACGACCAGGTGGAGGCCCTGATGGCCACGCTGTCCGCCAGCGCCACCGGTCAGCGGCAGCTGCTCTACACCGGCACGCCTCCCTACCCCGGATGCCCCGGGGAGGTCTTCCGGCGGCGCCGGATGGTGTGTCTCACCCAGCCGGGCCCGCACGACGCCTGGCACGAGTGGAGCGTCGCCGCCGACTCCGTCGGAGACATCAAAACGGGAGATACGTCCCTCTGGTACGCCACCAATCCCGCCATGGGCATCCGCCTGTCGGAGGAGTTCACGGGCGAGGAGCTCAGATCCATGACCGCGGACGGCTTCTCCCGCGAGCGTCTGGGCTGGTGGTCCCCCGTCCTGGCGGAGGCCGAGAGCTACGCCATCGCCGCCGCTGCCTGGGACGAGTGCCGGAGCATCGAGCGCAAGCCCGAGGGGAAAACGGCCTACGGCGTGAAATTCACCGCCGACGGCGCGGAGGTATGCCTCGCCGGCGCGGTGATCCCGGAGAACGGAACCGCGCGGATCTCCCTGATCGAGCGCAAACCCACCAGCGTGGGCACGCGCTGGCTGGCCGACTGGCTGAACGACCGCTACGGCAGGGCCGCCTGCGTGGTCATTGACGGTCGCAACGGCGCCGACGTACTGGTCGACCGGATCTCCGAGGTCTGGAAGGCCAAGGGCAGCGTGATCCGACCGAAGGCGCGCGACGTGGTGGCCGCAGCCGGCACGCTCTCCGACGCGGTCAGCGAGCGGACCGTGAGCTGGTACCAAGGCCAGGAGGCGCTGCGCGACAGCGCGGTGACCTCCACCAAGAGGCCCATCGCCGGCGGCTGGGGCTTCGGCGGCGCGAACAGCGCCCCGATCGAGGCCGCGGCCCTGGCACTCTGGGGCGCGAAAACGTCCCGACGAGATCCATCAAGGAGGATGAAAATCGGATGATACTGAGCATCGACCCCGGCCGGGTGGCCGGTCTGCCCCGCGAGGAGCAGCTGATCCTGACGGATCTCCTGGAGACCTACGAGAGACACCGCAGCGCGAACAGCATAAAGAACCGATACTACGAGGGCAAGATCCCCCTGAGCGAGGTCAACCTCGGGATCGCCCTGCCCAAGGGCATGGAGGGCCTCGAGGTCGGATGCAGCTGGGGCGCCAAGTGCGTGGACGTCCTGGCGGCCCGGTCCATGTTCGACGGCTTCGTCGGCGAGGACGGGCAGGCCGTGTCCGAACTGGACACACTGGTGACCGGAAACCGGCTGATCGCCGAGTACGCAAAGGCGACACGGGACGAGCTGAAATTCGGCACGACCTTCGCCACGCTGAGCGCGGACGATGAGATCGGCTGCAAGATCCGCTTCCACTCCCCGCGCACGGCCGCCGCGCTCTGGGACGGAGCCCGGGGCCGCATCGCCTGCGGCTTCGCCGTCATCGACACGGCGCCGGACAACGAGAGCAAGGAGAAATGGTCCCCGAGGATCATCAACCTGTACACGGACGAGGCCGTCTGGGTCCTCGAACGGAAGGGCAACATGTGGACCGCCACATGGTTCCTCCACCGCATGGGCCGGCCGCTGATGCAGCCGATGGTGTGGAACGCCACCAGCGACAAGCCCTTCGGGAGATCCCGCATCAAGGAGCCGATCCGGCGCCTGATCCAGGGCTACGTCCGGACCATCGCCAACGCCTCGATCGGGCTGGAGTTCGCCACGGCGCCGCAGAAATACCTCATGGGCGTAACGGACGACCAGTACGACGCGGTGGTCAATGACAAGTTCCGGCAATACGTCGGCTCCATCATCGCCGCCACCCCCAACCCGGAGACCGGAGAAAAGCCCACCTTCGGGCAGCTGCAGCAGGGCACGCTCTCTCCCCATGTGGAGATGCTGAAGGTCCTGTCGGCGCAATTCGGCGCGGCCACGGGCCTCTCCGTGACCGACACCGGCGTGGTGAACGACGCCAACCCGACGAGCTCCGATGCGATCCTCGCACAGACCCAGACGCTGGTCGGCATGGCCGAGGAGCTGAACACTGCTAACGGATCCGCGCTCAAGACCATCGCCCTGATGGCGCAGGCCGTAGCCGGCGACACCACCATGGAGGAGCTCAGCGAGGAGCAGACGCAGATCTACGCCCACTTTAAGAATCCCGCCATGCCGTCGGTGGCCAGCACGGCCGACGCCGCGGTGAAGATCGCCGGCGCGCGGCAGGGCTTCGCGGAGACGGACGTCTTCCTCGAGATGATCGGATTCGACCAGGCGGAGATCCGCAGGATCAAGAACCAGGAGCGGCGCGGACAGGGCCTCGCTACCCTTGAGGCGCTGGGCATCGAATGACGATATCGAAGAAGATCTGGGACAAATACATCGCCGACCTGCGGAAGGTCAGCAACGAGGCCGCGGAAAAGTTCCGCGCGTTCCTCGCGGCGCACCCGGCCGTGGACCGGGACTCGACCAACGCTCTGATCGAGCTGGCCTACGCGCTGGCCACCAAGTACGGAGAGGCCGCCGGCGAGCTGGCCGCCCAGATGTACGACACCGTGGCCGCCGCCTCGGGCCTCAGCCTGGAGCCGGCCGTGCTGGCCGAGACCGCGACCATCGACGAGGCCGCCAAGGCCGTGGTCGGGACCCTGAAGACGGGCAACCCCGACATCGTGGCCGACGCCGTCGGACGGATGGTGAAGATGGCGGGCGTGGACACGACCATGCAGAACGCCGTCAGAGACGGCGCCGAGTGGGCCTGGATCCCACGGGGCGACACCTGTGCCTTCTGCATCGCCCTGGCCTCCCAGGGCTGGCAGACGGCCTCCAGGGCTCAGATGAAGGGCAACCACGCCGAGCACATCCACGCGAACTGCGACTGCACCTTTGCCATCCGGTTCGACTCAGACAGCGGCGTGGCCGGCTACGATCCGCGGCGCTACCGTGAGATGTACGACGACGCTGAGGGCAGCAGCTCCCGGGCCAAGATCAACGCCATGCGGCGCGAGATCTACGAGAGGAACGCCGAGGAGATCAACGCCCAGAAGCGCGACAACTATGAAAAGCGGCAGGAGCGGGAGAGCTCCGCGGCCGAGGAGGCTGATATCTCATGAGAGCCGCCGTGATGCTCTCCACGCCCAACATGTACGCGGACATCGGCCCGCCGGTCAAGGCGCTGCTGATGCACAGCGACGTGGAGAAGATCTACCTGCTGATCGAGGACCGCGATCCGGGTATTCATCTGCCGCCGGAGTGTGAGTGCATCGACATCTCCGGCTGGAAGGACCGCTGGAAGGGCACGCCGAACGCGGGCAACTCCTGGACCTGGATCGTCCTCATGCGGTCGGTGCTTTACCGCATGTTCCCGGATCTGGACAGGATCCTCTCGATAGACCTGGACGCCTTTGCGCTGAAGGACGTCTCGGAGCTCTGGCGCCTCCCCCTGGAGGGGAAGCTGGTGGCGGCCGTCGAGGAGACGACGCCGCTGAGCCGGCCGGAGTTTCCGTATTTCAACGCCGGCGTCATGATGCTCAACCTGGATCTCCTCCGGGAGACCGGGCGCGGAGCCGATATCGAGAGGGCGCTGCGGAAGCGGGCCTTCGCGTATCCCGAGCAGACGGCCTTCAACCTGCTCTGCTCCGGGAGCGTGCACTGGCTACCTCGGGAATGGAACGCCGGCAAGGGCACCGAGCCCTACGGGAATCCCGTGATCCGGCATTTTATGGCCGAGAGCCTGACCTACCGGCAGTCCGACATCTATCTGTATTACAGCGCACTCCCCTGGGAGAGCGTAAGAACCGGCGCGATCCGCGCCTGACAGGAGGAATAACATGGAACCTATCACACGCAGCGAGCAGTACCTCGCCTCCATCCTGGGCGAGGACGTGGTGCTGCCTATTCCGCAGTCGCGGATCGAATACTACCTGAACGCCATCGCCCAGAACGGCATCGCGCCCAGCTCCGCCGGGCTGATCACCTACGACCCCGACGCCGCCTATCCGGACGGATCCATCGGCGCCGGAATGCAGGACCAGGCCGCTGAGATTGGTAATGCTTTGAGCGAAATTAATGACC